TAAATCGAATCTAAACTAATTGAATTAATAACAGGATTCGAATAATAAAACGGCGTTTGTGGGCAAATAGCTTCTTCGTGTTTTAATTTAATTTGAAATTGCAAAACAACGCCCGTTAAATTTTGATCGAGAAAATTAAAAACATCGTTTAACGAAACGTCGCCCACTTCGGAAACTTCGGGATGCGAAATTAAATTAGTAACGAATTGATAAGCAATTAAACGCCGCGTCTCAATTATTTCGTTATGCTGGTCCTGTGTGAATTCAGGTTGCGACTTATCGCAAAATAAAATAATCGGGGAATACTGTTCGTTAATTTGTGCAAATTTTGAAACCCGAAGAAATTTAAAATCTATCGGCTGGTCCATAAATACGCAAGGCAAAGAAACATTATCGGCTTGCACGTTTTGAAGCCATTTAGGACCTGAATAAAACAAGCCCGCGCCCATTATAGGGTTTGAACAACTTTTTAAAATCTCAACTATTCTCATAATTATTTTTTATGTTTTCTTTCGTGTTCTTGCATTACAATTTTTTCGTAACGCTGGTTAAACTTTCTTAATTCGGTTCGCATTTTAAAAGTTAAATTCACTTCATACATTGACAAATCTAAAACCGCACTAAATTTTAACGGGTCGCCCTCTGCGAGCGAATAAACCGTGCCGAATTTACCAAACTTTTCCAGCTCTTTAATTCCAGCGCGGGTTTCGAGTTCGGAATAACTTTCATCGCTTCCCTTTGCTTTTGTACTGAAAGCTGCAATTTGTTCAAAAAAAAAGCGGAAACAGGATAAGCAATGTAAACAGGCATTTTCATTACTTCATTATTTGCAATGTTTTCAATATCCTTTCGCGCTTCTATTTCTCGATCGCGAAACTTTCCTTTATAAATCATTGAAGCAAGCATTAAAGGAATTTTTTCGCAAAAGTTGGTTGTTTCGTTTGAAATTGTTTTTTCGAAAATCTCCATACAACCGTAATTCATTAATCCCGGATCCATCGAAGTTTTATAAACATTTTCCCCGCACTTAAATTCCTTCGGGCAGCTCCAATCGTCCTTATCCAGTGACGTTTGCATAATAAAGTTATAAGCCGGTGCCGCAATTTTTGTAATTATTTCGTACGGAAGATCTAAAAGTTCGGACTTATCCATCGTTGAAACAATCGAAGCAAGCGTTACAAGATCTTTTTCGTCCCCGTTTGCCCATTGCAGCAAATCGATTGTTTGACCTACGGTTAAATCTTCCCAACTTCCAGCGATTAAAATAGTTTTTCCGTTAATTTCAAAAGGTAAATTCATTTTTTTAATATCTTTTTCCGGGTGTCGTTATAATTGATTCTTTTGTTTTTTTTCCCAGCAAACCAACAACCCCGTAGCGAACTGCATCGAGAGCGTGATTAAATCGGTCCACTGGTTTATTAATTGTTTTTCCTTGTTTGTCTACTTGCCAAATATAGTTTTTAATTTCCTTTTGGATATTTGGACTGCGAACTAAAAAAACAGGGTATTGTTTTATTTTTTGAATTCCCTGAATAATACTATCGGGACCTTTTACCGTTGCCTGAATATTAAAGCCGCTTGTTAGAATTTCCCGAATCGATTTTGGTTCTGCCGAATCTGCGAAAATTATATCGTTTCTTTTTATTCCAGCTTCCGACATTCTTTTGCAAATTTCAGGGTTCGTTAATCCATAGTCGTAAATTATTTCCTGAATGTAAATGGCGCCCTCCGAAAGTCGAATGTGAACTAACGCACTGGGATCATTTGTAAAACCAAAATCGAGCCCGTAACATTCCATTTTAAAATTACTCGGCATTGTTTCTACCGATTGCCAGTTCTCGAATACTTTGCCCCTTTTACCACCGCCCCAGAAACCAAAAACATCGGACCTCGCAGCTTCAGGATCATCGTTGACCATTCGCTCCAAAACTCGAATGTAATCGGGATGCAAGTTTTTAAAATTATCTTTATACGTTGCATGGATCAATAAAGTATCTTCCGGTCGAACCTTATCGTGGAATTCAGATTTTAGAAAACAATCTTCATTATCGGTATTGTACGTAAAAATGATCTCAAGCTCGGCCCCTTTTACAGAACGTAAAGATTTATCGAGCTTATCGAAATCGTCCTTTGAAACCTCGTCCGCTTCCTCAATCCAAACAAATGTCGCTTCAGTTATGGACTTCATTTTCGCAGTTGAATTTCCAGATGCCGCCCGGAACCCTTTTGCGAAAATTCTATTGCCAGTTTTTAAATGCGTTATTTGCATTGTATTATCGAGAATGTGAAAATCGCTCTGCAGTTCTTTGTCCTCAATAATATCGATTATTTGCTGGAACGAGCTCCCACGAATATCTGCGAAATGTTGCCGTGCTAAAATGCCTCGAAAATATTCAGGTGAATAAAGTTTCGTGATTGCGTATTGAGCGACCTCGAATGATCTTCCAGCCCCGCGGCCACCGAATAAGTGCTTATATCGCTTCTTTGCCCTGTATAAATCTACGTAAGCCGCATTAACGTTAAGTTCTTTCATTCATGTTCTGGAATATAACTCGTAGAGGTTCCCCGTCCTTTCCTGAATGCTCGAAACTTTGCACGGCCTTTCCATGTGCCGAATCCATTAATTCTTTAAACGCTTGAGTATCGCCCTCTCGAGCCTTTTTAATTTGGGCCAAAGTAATAATATCTTGCTGTTCGAGTTTTTCAGTTACTCCCGTAATCGGGTTTTTAATTTCCTGTTCAACTTCCAACCATTCACGAACTATCGTTGCCCTGTTTCGAGATCCTTTTGGCCTCCCGTTAGGGTTCCCGCTTTGGCCTTTTTCCCAATTCGGTTTTAAATTATCTAAGCTCGACATAAATCGGTGTTTTTTCGGTGTTAAATTCTTTTTGGTTCCATCGTAAACGGGTGATCCTCCTCGTATGAATCCCAAGCAATATTATCGACGTTAATTGTTTTAATTAATCGAGGATATAAATATTTATTTTTAATGTGGTGGTGCAATCGCCCTCCGTTTTTTATTTGTTTTTCTGCAAATATTGCCGACGGAAATTGAATAGGGCAAACTAACGATTTGCTCAATAACTTGCACTCGTTGTAAAGTTCCGTAAGTCCGCCCTTTGCCGTTGCCGATGCTGTTTGTTTTAATGCCAGACCGTCCCCAAGCGAACCAGTAAATAAACCGTTATTCATGATGTTTACGAACTGGCTCGTATCGTTATCCTGAACGCCGCACTCGCCTCTATAAATAAACTTTGTTAATACGAAAGTCGTATTCATTACTTTGTTGCGCAAAAGTTTTTTATTAAAGCCTCCAATAAAATCGCCCGTTTGTGGAACTCCAAAAAGGCCGATTTTTCTTTTATACATGAAATCTTTTACGCCCTCGAAAACATTGTAAATATCATCGAACTCCGCAAGCCGTTGGTACTTTCCAAACTTTTTAATTTCGTAAGCGTTTGTATCGTCGTCTTGGACCATGTAGAATTCGATGCCGAGCTCCAGTGCCTTATCGTAAAACATATTTCTGGCCTGTCCCGCAGATCTTCTCGAAACGCTTGGACGGTGCACATAGTTATATCGCTCTCTCGATTCTTTCATCGAAAAGATATGCAAGTTAAAACCTTTTTTTTCTGCGATTTCTGAATACTCAAAAAGATCATCGGCCTCGTCGTCAATAAACACGTGAATGTTTTTAGCATTCCAGCCTATTTTTAAAAAGTATAAAACCGTTTTAAGGTTCTCGGGTCGATGGTACGACGGAATAAATATATCAATCATTCGACCATTCATTAATTAATTGATGCACGCGCAAAAGATCGTCCTCGATGAATCCATTAATACCGGAATCACAAAGCACTAATCGCAATCTTTCGATCACATTTTTTTCGTTTTCGTCAGCATTGAAATAATAATAGTTTGCAACGTTTTCAAAATCAATTTTAATAAATCGATATGCAAAAAAAGTAAGTACCGATTTTTGATCTTCAGTTAATTCAGCGTTATTTATTATTTCAATTTTTTTATTAAATTTTTCAAGATCCAAACAATCGCTCAATTTAATATTTGGAACCTCAACGGGGTTAAAATAAATATCTTCAAATTTTAATTCGCTCAGTTTTTCAGTTTCCGAGATTTCTGGAACGTCAAGGCCCCACTCCTCGAGCTTGTCGGGGTTCCAATTAATCGCAAGATCTTGCCAGTCCCACTCGCCGAACCCTACGTTGTCCTTAATTATAAACTCCCGTTGCTGATCTTCCGTTAAATCGCTCGCCATTATAACGGGAATTTCTTTTAGTTTGGCCTCAATGCACGCTTTTAAACGCATATTCCCTCCGAGTACTACATTATCCTCGTTAATAACAATTGGCCGTATTTTAAGCATTTCGGGAAATTGCTTAATTGAATTAACCAGCTTAAGAAATTTATCGTCCTTAATTGTTCGAGGGTTACTGGGATTCGGTTTAATATCCGAAATTTTATAAAGTTTTGTTTCGATCATTCCACAAAGTTAAATAAAAAAAGCCGAACGAATTAACGAACGGCTTTCTCGAAACTAAGTGTAACCCCTTACACAATTATTCAAAACCTCGAAACAAAGTTAATTTAATTTTCGATTGCTGCGCGGTTTAAATAATTTTCTTCAGGAAATATTTCGACGTCAACGATGCAATAATCAAAGTTTATTAAATCGCCCTCTGGCATATCATTGCAGAAATAATAATTTATTTCGAGATTAATTCTATTTCTTATTTTCTCGAATTCCTTATTTGATATATTTAAATAATCGATTTCTAACTTATTGAATGTTAGCGCTTTAACGCCAACGTCGATCGTTTCTTCGTTGAATAGATCAATTAAATTATAATTCATTTTATCGAGCTGTTTTATTAATTCAACTTTCGTAAAAACTAACTTTTGTCGATTATAATTTTTCATCTTTTAAATGTTTTTTATTTTCCCAATTTTCCCAATTTTCCCAATTTTCCCAATTTTCCCAATTCCGGTATTTCCGGTATTTCCGTCTTTTTTTGCATACCTAAATTATCGATTGTTTCTGGCGAATCATTCCAGCAACAAATTAACTTTTCGTTTGCTGTTCTGAAATCTGAATATAAAATGTTTAAGGGGTTTAAATTACCGTGCTTTGAAATAACCGTTTCGTCTCGTCTAAGCTCACATCGTGAAATTATAAACTCAATCATTGAATCGTGATCAATAAACTCGAAGCCGTTCGCTTTTAATGCTTCTCGGATTCCATTTTCAATGAAACGAGTATATTGTTCTTGCGTTGAATTTAATATTTCAATCGCATCGCTATTATCTTTCAATCTAGTTTTTAAAAGATCATTGCCGTAAATTTCTGCAGTAAATTTTAAAGCTCCTTTTATTTTCTCTCGCTTATTAAAATCTGGTTTTGCTTTTTTTGATTTCATATTATTTTTTTTTTTAGAAAGGCATTTCTCGATCGACTTCGTAAAAGTTTTTATTTGGCTGCAAATTACTTTTAATTGATGGAATATTAACAGGGCTTTCGTTCATTCCATAAAAACTCGACATCGTTGAGTTATGCCGAAAGCCTACCGATCCCGTTGCCCCTTGTCGATGCTTCTCGAACAATAAAAATATTTCATTTGTGTAAGGCTCGTTTGTATCTTCATTTTTCAACTCGTAGTATTCAGGTCGCCAAATGAAAGCAACCGTGTCCGCATCCTGTTCAATCGATCCAGATTCACGAAGATTTGAAAGCATCGGCTTTTTATCTGCCGTCTGTTCACATTGTCGATTCAATTGGGCCAAAACTATAAACGGAATGTTTAATTCTTTTTGAGCCGCTTTTAAAGTTCTTGAGATCTGCGAAACTTCAGCTTCTCGATTTCCTCCTTTGAAACCCTCTAGCGTCATTAACTGCAAGTAATCGATAACAACCCAAGAACATCGATTTAATTTTACCTTTCGCTTTATTATTCTTATCGCTTCATTAACTCCGCATCCAGCTTTGTCGTAAATCTGGAAAGGTTTATTTTCAACTATTCCAATAGTCTTTTCGAAATGGATCAATTCCTCGTTGCTTAATGTTCCGTCCCTTAATGCCGCAGATCTTATTTGCTCGTTTGCGTTCTGTAAAATTAATCGTTGAGTTAATTGCGATTGGCTCATTTCTAAGTTGAAATATATTCCGGGTTTTCCTGTTTGCATTCCAAAAAATAAAGCAAGTGCCGTTTTTCCCATCGATGGTCGTGCTCCCAGAATTATAAACTCGTTTTGCCAGCCTCCCGTAAATTTATTTATTGCTTCGATTCCAGTATTCAATCCGCTTGTTTCGCCAGACTTCGCAAGCTCCGCACGTCGATAATAAGCATCCCGTTCGTTAGTTGTTAGTTCTGGCATTTCAACAACTTTTTGCAGCTCTGCGCCCTCCTCCGTTAATTTGCTCAATCTTTTGATCATTTCCTCCGCAATATCGCGGCCCGGTTTATTTTCGTGCAGTCCAATTCCGACCTCGTAATAAATTTTAGTAATATTTCTCGTTATAAAGGCGTTTTTAAGCGTTTCTATTACTTCGTTTATATTCTCATTGAATGTAACGTTTTGCGTGTACGAGATCGCTTCTAAATATTCAGGCATTAAAAACGAATCGGAAGTTTTCCAAGCCGTCAAAAGTGTAATCGCTTGAGGCGTTTTGTTTTCTTCAGTTATTTTTTTTATTAATCGAAATACTTTTCGGCAAAGATCATTCTCGAAGTGCCCTGTATCGATCTGCGATATAATTTCTTTATGGACCTCGCCCGGACTTAACAGGATCCCGATTAATGTTTTCTCAATTTGTTCGTTGGGGTTATTCATAGTGCAATTTAAGTTTTGAGGTTGTTTTAATATCGTACTTTCCAGCATTCTTCGGATCGTTCTTCATTTCATAAAGTTTATTTTTAATTCCAAAGCTCGAGAACTGGTTTACTCGAATGCCGCCGTTTTCATTTGGCGTTGTGTAGTGGTTTATAAAGTCCTGAAATAAAATTTCAGGGTAACCGTTGCTCGGATTTTCGTTCCTGAATTTTTGAACTTCCGAAATGAATTCAGATTCGGAACATTTTTTAAACCATTTACCCGTTATTAATTGATTTCTTAAATCAATTTTATTCTTATTATTATCTTTATCCTTATCGTTATCCTTATCCTTATCCTTATAGGCTTCGGGTTCGCTTTCGATTCGCTTCAATTTGGCTTCGGTTTGGCTTCCCGTTGGCTTCCGTTTCGGTTTACTTCCGTTTATGAAATTAGTATTTCCTTTTTCCAGAACTGGCCGTATTAATCCAAAAAATGCTTTGTTAATTCCAGTTAAATTCGGCTCGTTAAAATTCAAAGAATACTCGAAGATCGCATTATAAATTATCGCTTGATCTTCTAAATCGAGTTCCTGTAATGATTCATAAATTGATCGGTAAAATATGCAAGTATCGCGGTTTTCCATTTTTTAAAATTAAAAAGGCCCGTTAACGGCTGCGGTCGAAGCGGTTTATTTCTAAACCTCGCAGCCCTCAACGGGCGAAATGCTTTTTATTCATTCAGGCTTCGACCTCCGAATGTTTTACAAATATAGGTTTTTAATCCTTTTGTTTTTTTTTGTTTTTGCTGTTATCCAATAACGCAAAATTTACTTTGGGCTTTCTCGCCCAGTCGTCGTTATAATCGATCGGTAAATTTTCAGGAACTAGATTAATACTTTCAAAAACCTTAACGCATTTTAAATTATACCTTTCAATTAAATCGTCTTGTTTTCCGCCGTAGCTTGCCGTCAAAATAAAGTTTTTTGGGATCTTATCAATTGAATTGATCCAATATTGAATCGACTTCGTATAGGCCCAAAATTCAATCGTTGGGTTATTGTTTGCAATCTCAACCCACAAATCGAAATATTTTTGATTAAAGAAATTGCCAGATGCGTGCAGCCTTATCGATTGACATTCTTTCGGTATTTCTGGAATGCCTCCATTTTTCACAAACTCGAAATTATTCCATCGATGTTCCCTTACTGCTGGAAATCTTTCAGGGCTCGCAGCGTAACATTTGTACTGCCCTTTTTTTATATCGAACTTTCCAGTAACCCGATCTACCGTTACCTTGCATTCCAAAGCAAACGGGCAAGTTGATCCCGTTGGTAAATTCCACTCGTAAACAATACCCGAATAGTATTTTTTGTTTTTAACAAATTTTCCTTTTTCCATTTTTTTATTTATTAACCGCAGTTTAAATCGCAAATTATTTTGCCCTTTATAACCTTTGCGTGTTCACATTTTCCAGATCGAACTTCGTAATAACTGAATTCGCAACCCATCGCCCACATTTTACGAAATGTAAAAGAACTATTAAAAAGTTTCACAAATTGTTCGTAGTTTAAATTCATTTCATCGAGCATTATAAAAGGCTCGTTTTTATGATTATCGAGGTAATTTCTATATTCCGCATCCATTTTTTAAAAAGTTTAAATCCGTTATTAAATCCTTTGAATTCTTTGCCGTGTACCGTAATAGTTTAAAATTCATTAACGAGGCCCTGTTATATTTTTCGCAGTTTGCAGTATAACCAGTTAACGTTTGATGCCCGCCTATGCCGCTCCAGTGGTTCCCGCCAATTCCTTCGAACTCGATTAAACAATTTAACTCAAGTATAAAAAAATCGGACTTCCATCGTCTAGAAATATCAAATCGAAACTCCGTTGCCAGTGTTAATTCGTACGCAATACAAAATAGTTTTATTTCCGTTTCGAATGTTTTCTTGCTCATTGCTTAAAAAGGTTTTCGTTCATCCATTCTCGGCATTCCAGAACTCGTTTATTAATTGCTTCGATGGTTTCTTCATTCCTTTCAATTTCAAACTCGAATACTCGCTCATTAACTGGAATATCTTCATAAATTGAAAGTCGATCAATTTCCTCGCAGCCCTTTAAGTATTCAATTGATTCATGATCCGGACAATTTAATTTAAACCAAAGCGATTTTTTTTCCTGTTCGATCAAGTTCAAAGGCGTATTAACTAAACAATACGCAAGGCTCGCAGACTTGGCGCCAGTCAACGACATGTAACCGTGAAGCTGGAAATAGTAATCTTTGTTAATTGGATCGTTCTGGGCCTTAAAAAAAGTAAAAATATCCCAGCTTGTTTTTATATCCGTAACAACTTCATTTTTTAAAATATCCCACTCGCCCGTTATAAATTCGTTGCTCATTCGAGCTTTATTATTGACGAAATAATTCTTTTTAAACTTTGAATATAGCGTTATCGATTCCTCTTCTTGCGAAATTCCTTTCTCGAAATACTTGCTCTGAATGTTTTTAGATCTTCCGTATTTTTCATTAATAAATACTTTTATTAATTCAGTTTTGCAAGTTTCTGAAAGCTGCCCGGACTTACTCCGGGCCTCAGTCATCAATGCGCCTAGCGAACTGCAGCGAAATTTTATATTATTTGCGTTCATTCTTTTATAAAAACTAAGTCGTTATATTTTGCCTGAAATGTTTCGTTAAGTTCTTCAGGAATCGAACTCGCATAAACCTCTAGCTCGTCAATTGTTTCCGAGCTTTCGATCAATTGTTTCAACCTTTCAATTTCAGGGTTTATTTTTATTTCTTCATGATCAACGTAGGTTACGTCCTCGCCAGTTTCATCGTTAATAACCGCTTGGTCGATTTTAACAGCCGTTTGCATCTCGATGGATAAAATACCCCACTTCGACAAAGTTGATTTTAAAACCGTCTTTTTCGCCATTGCATCGAATTCATTTTTCCACGGTCCATTATTAAAAGATTTCGAATATCGTTTTCCGTGCTGAATTACTTTTTCAGTCGTCCAGAAACAAGTTTTTTCAAAGCCGTTTATTAATTTGAAATAGGCTGCGTAACCGATTATTTTACCCTCACCCGGAAGATCAAAATTCGCAGTCAAATTTTCCGTTAGTGTATTGAATGATTCGAATTGATTCTCGTAAACCTCAATAACGTTAATATTCAGGTATTGACCGGAACGCTGTGCCAGTTGAACAAGGCCCTTAACGCCTAACTGAAATTGCGCAGCTTTGCCGTAGGGAACTATCCAAGCGAATCCGAGATTTTGATTAATCGGAAGATCCAATGTTGCCGCCATTAATGCTGAATTGTAAACCGAAATAGGATCAGCGTTTTTAAGTATTGAATTATTCGCAGTTATTTGCAGCACCGAACTAATAAACTGGTTTGATCTTTTGCCGAGCATTTCAGCAAATCGGTTTTTAACTGCGGGCTTTTCGAAAAACGTTTTAATAGTATTCTCGATTTTTACAGGGGTTTTATTTTCCATTTTACAGGGGTTTTTAATTGTTAAAAGTTAAATTTAAATGTAAGTATTTTTGAAGTGGTATCGTTGTTTTCGTTGGTTTTTTTTATAGAAATCAATCCGCTTTTTTGATGGAATTTAATCGCTTTTGCAACGTCGTTAATTTGATATTTAAAACGAAGCTCATTAACTTTTTTATCATTCCTTTTAATTTCCTTTCCGATTCCGTAATGATCTCGAAGCTCTTTTAAAAAGTCCCGAGTTTTATATTGGACCTTGTGCAAACAATCCTCGAATCGTTGAACGTTTGGGATTTCTTCCAGTGGTAAAACCGTTTGAAAGTTTGCGATTTCTTCAGGGCGAAATGTAATTTGGATCTCGCCGCTTGCAAGTTTTTGAATTTTCATTTTTGTTTGGGGTTTTGGTTTAATTAAAGTGTTTATTTAAAATTTGCTCAAATGATTTCGTTAACTCAATATTCACCGAATTAAATGCGTGCACAAAATTCGCTTCGGAAGTTTTTTCATAGCTGCGGAATAGTTCCAAACGGCACTCGTTGAAATAATCTTTTATAATACGTTCAGCATTCATTGAGCCGCTATCCCGAACGTTTATCCCGTATCTATTCATTATATTAATAACCTCAATAAACTGCTTCGTAATCGGGTTGTAAGCGTAATAATTTAATTCGCTTGAATTGGATTTAAAATAAATCCATTCTTTAAATTTATTCGCCTTGTCGCATTCCTTTTGGGCTTCGGTTTTTCTGTTTTTCGATCTGGCTGTTAATATTCCGCCAAATATTAAAAGAGCCGTTCCAGTTAATAAAAATAATGATTTCATTTTTTAGAGGTTTAAGGGGTTAAAATGTGGGCGGTTTTACCCGCCCGTATCAATTAGATAATTTCCTGAATTTCGGTTATTTCATCGAGATTAAAATGGCAAAAAATCGAATCACCGTCCTCATTAATATACTCGCAATAAACATTCTTTCCCAGAAATTGAACGATTCTTACGAACTCGCCATTTAGGTTTCTGTAATTGCTTTTCGTTTGGATTTTAGCTTGAAGATTTTTCATTTTTTAAGGTTTTGAGGGGTTAAAAAGTTGGCCGTTTCCAGCCCTTTAAAATTAAATGGATGGAACGATAATCATTTCGTGTGTTTCACGGTTAAAAATTTTATAGGTTCCACTTTTTATCTTAGCTAAGCACTGCATCGAAAATTTAAATTTATCATTTGCAGAATAATTGATTTCGATTTCGTTTCCTTCAGTATTTATTACAACATGGTAAAACTTCATAATTTCTTTTTTTTTAAGGGGTTTATTTTTTGTTTGTTTCGATATTCAAAGATAGACTTTTTCTATCTTCCACAGCACGCCACAAAAATATTATCGAAAAATTTTATAATGCGCTTATTTTCAGTTCGTTTATTTTCGTTTTAGACTTATAAAAGGCCCGAAACGGTTAGGATTTCAGGCCTCAAGACTTCATAAAACAGCATTTTTTTAGTTATTCAGTATCAATGTCGGTTAAATGGATCGCCAAAAAGTACATTGAAACCGCAGTCGCTAATGATCCAAATAAAAACGCTAGCATATAACCTCGAATAAATGATGTATAATGTGGCCCTCGTGCTGGGATAAGGTCGCAACATGCTTTAAAAAGTAATCTGGATCGGAATTATTGAAAGGTCGTCCAGTGCCGATATCCTGAAAGATTCGAACTTCCGTTTCCTTTTCTTCTTGGTTACTTAAAAAGTAAACCGAAATCGTTTGATCCTTTTCGTTAATAATTGCAGAAAGGAAAACAGAACCACGCAGAACATTCAACGTCCATCGTTGGTCGTTTTGTGGCAACGAATGTTTTATAATTACTTTATTCATATTTTAGAAATTTTCCAAGCGTTAACCTTTGTAAAATACTTGTCGTTATATTCTCGGCTTTCTACATTTACCGAAACGTTCAGCTTGTCGTTTATTTGGATGCCGTTTAAAAGATTTATTTTATCCCCGAATAAACTTACCGCAATCGGTTTTGGATATTGACCGTCCTGTTCGATAATTATAGTCTGGTTGGACCATTCTCCGCCTCCGTTTTTTTGCCCCGATTCAATCGGTAAAATCTTAATTAATGTTCCGTTGATTTCCATTTTTAGTTCGTTTTAGTTTTGAATTCGTAAACTGGTTTTTGTGCTTTGTTTGTACTTTCTTTTTTTTGCTTACCGTTAAATTTCCTTTTGTCAATTAATGAATCAATTTTATCGCAGAGCTCATTATTTAATCGTTGGTACTTTGCCAGTATCGTTTTCAAATAATCGACATTTAAAAACTGGTTTTCCATTTGCGAACGAAGATCTGAAATCGCCTCGGCCTGTTCACTAATTACATTGTTTAAATGTGCTCGATGTCGCTTGAGCTCTGCGTTTTCTAAAAATAAATCGTTTTCCATTTTTGAGAGTTTTAAATTTTTTCTTTTTAAATAGTTCTTTTGAATTGTTTGAACAGAAATCGCAATTGCGGCCCCTGAATAGATTAATACATTAATTGCGTCCATTGCTTTGATTTTTAAGTTTTAACTTGTTTAAGGCGTTTATAATGATCTCTGCGTAATCATTTGAGCAGTTACGGAAACCGCTTTCAATGTGCGAAATATACTTCCCGTTTTGAAGTCCTATTTCCTTTCCGATTTGATCTTGAGTAATATCGAGATCCCGCCTTAATTTTCTTATCCGCATTCCGTTTTCGTTTTTCATATATCGCCATTTTTTCTCATATCATAATACAAATCGGGATCCGGTCCATCGTCGTAACCATCGAAATCTTCCAGCTCAATAATTAATCTTTCGATTTCGTTCAGGCTTTCAATTGAAAGGAAAAAAGTAATATTCCGCCCCTTGTAAATAATTGAATGAAATTCGAACTCAATAGAATCCGGGTGGTCCATTAAACCCGGATAAAATTCGCAGCTGTAATTAACCGTGATCATTCGGCCCAAAAAAATAATACTTCTATTTTTCATTTTTAAAGTTTGTTTTCGTTTAAGTTCTTTTGTAATATTTACGTTCAGGGTTCCAACTGGAACGCTAAATTTTTTTGAAATTGATTCGACCGTTTCGCTCCCTTGCTTCCGGAAGTAATAAGCAACAGCCTCGCTCATTTTTTTTAAATCGTACTTAATTTTCATAGTGCCGTTTATAAATTACCCGAACATCAATTAAATCGGAGAGGGCCTTAATCAAATTATTTTTTTCGCATTCCTGTTCACTGGTTAAAAAATCGAACTGCATTAATTCAAACAATTGCGATTTGTAATTTTCGATAATCAAATTAAGAGTTTCGTTTTTCATTTTAATTAAATTAAGCCGTTAGCTGCAAATGAAGTAAAGCCGTTGTCTTGAGTTAATATTAAGTGATCCAATAGCGATATATTAAATAACTTTAAACCGCTTTTAATTTCCTTTGTAATTTCAATATCGGCATCGCTTGGCTTTATATTTCCAGACGGGTGATTGTGGCATAAAACAACCGCTTGAGCATTCGATAAAATGGCGAGCCTCGCAATATATTGCTTATCGACAACAACTTGCGTAGTGGCGCCCTCACCGCAGTTAACTATTCCCAGAACTTGGTTCGAACGAGTTAATAATACTACGGAAAATATTTCCCGCTGCTCGTACATTTCGGTATTTAAATACCATTGATTCATTAAATTAAAAATATCAATTTCATTTTTTATTAATGCTCGATCTTTTGCTTTCACTTTCGTAGTGTACTTTGCAGAAACATCGCAAATGTGCGAAATGTCTTTTAACAATTGATTTGTTTGAGGTTTTGACATAACAAGCAATTTTAAAATTTTTGAGGGGTTAAAAGGGCGGAATTAACCGCCCGTTATTTTTAGTTTTTAACTTGGTAAGTTTTATCGAATGCTCCGATTGTGATCCAAACATAATGCGACGGCTGGGATCCATAGTCGCACGTTTCCCTCCACGTAGTTCCTTTGCTTGCAATATCATAAACCTTTGAAAGTAACGCAGCCTGATCGCCTGAATAGTGCTCGTTAATGTAATACTCGTTTACTTGCTTGTAATCGATCCCAAAATCTACATTTGAAGCTAAAACCGCAATTCGAACGCCTGAATAATGCTCGCGCTTAATTGAAAATTTTGCATTCGGGAACTGGTTTTTTAACTCCGTTCTAATTTCTTTGACTTGTTCGGTTGAAATGTACGCCATTGCTTTAAATTTTAAGGGGTTTTTGTTTTAGTTTGAATTAAATTGATTTTTCAAATTGAATGAATTCCGCTTCAGTCATTCTATCGAAAAGAATGTCGATGATTACTTGAGAAACGATATCCGCAGCATCGGAATAATCTAGCATCAATTTTTTATATTCCTCGATTAAATCGTTTGTAGGAATTGTGTTAAATTTTACTAGCGCGATTTTTCTAAATTCTAAAATTGTCATATTGTAAGGGGTTTTTGTTTTTCGTTCCACAAAGATAGATTTTTTCTATCCAATAAAACAAATTTATTTTCGACTAAATCGCATTTTTTTCTGTAACGCCTGAATTTACTCGGTAATTTATTTTGCCGTTGCCAGTCCAAAACCGATCAAGGCCCCGATTCCAATTTTGAACCCTGTCGTTTGGAACCATTTTTTACGGTCCTTTATATATATATTCGACATTCCTTGAATCTGGATATTCGGATTATCGATATGCAGCCTAACAACCTTATCGGATTTTCGAATTAATCTATTAATAAGGCCGTGTCGTGCGGTATCGCCAACCGAATAGGTAAATTGCCCGTTGCTAACAAGCGAATCGATTAGAAGCGTTCCTGTGGACAAAATTTGCCCATTAATAGAAAACCATCGTTCGCCCTTTGAAAACGAAACAGGAACGCGCAAATAATTAACCGAATCGATTTGCTCAATTTCTGCAATCGGGATCTCCGTTTTAATAATATACCGAGTTTTAAACTGGATCACCTCGACAGGCTTTTTTATTTTCATTATTCGAAGTGCGAAAATTTCCTGTTCGTTTTTTTGGATCACCTCGCTGGCAATTTTAATATTTATTTTTTGCGAATAAATTAAACTAGAATCGGCCAGCCTTGAAACCTTGAAACTTTTAATTTCGGAATCCTGTTTTTTTAGTTCCGTTATATATTCCCGGTTTAAATCACAGCTTCGAAATAAAAGTATAATTAAAACGATGCAAGCGATCAAAATAAAATTTATTCCTTTATACATTTGCTTGCGTTATTAACAATAATTGAATCCAGAACTTTGCGAAATCGTTTTTATTCCGGAGGTTATTTTCCAGAACATTTTTCGCAAAACTTAACGGCATTTCCTTTTCGAGAACATAGTTTGAAATTACAATAATTAATCGTTCGTCAGCTTCCGCATCCGTTTTCGGTAGAAATGTTTCCGTATTCATTTTATCAAATTTGCCTCGTTGCTTTTTTTAATAAATTATGAATCGATTTATCTAATTGACCAACCGATAAATCGACCATTTTAAGGAGCTTAATATTTTCCTCGTCAGTTTGAGAAAAATCATTTTCTATTAACATTTTAACCAGTCCGGCAATACTCGTCAAGGGCTGTCGTAGCTCGTGCGAAAGCATAAATCGAAAGTCCTCTAAAAGTTGTTTTTGTTTTTCGTGCTCGTGTGAGGTTATCGAAGTAACGTCAGTAATCGGGAGCCCTACGAAATGCAGCGAATTAAGTATAAAATAAATATTCCAAAGGTTCCACCGCATCGACCCGTTTTTTTGTTTCGTTTTTGCATAAAATCGAATCGGAAGTGGGGCCCTTTCTTTGGATCTATTAACTGAATCCGAAAACTCATTGAAATCGGAATCGTCCGATATTATTTCAGAAACATTTTTCGGCTTAATGTGGCTCGTATATTCTTTGAATAAATCGTTGCTCCCAATAATAACCCCGTTTTCATCGGTTACTAAATAAAATAAATCAATTGAATTCGTCAAAATATACCTTGTCGACATTTACCAGAAATAAAGCCGCAAAATAATCCATTAAAAGTTTATTTGTTTACGATTTTAATGCAAACTTAATTTTTGAAACCATCGCAAACCAGTCGTTAAAAGAACGGATTAAATAAACCGTACTGCAAACAAGCATAAACGTAAAGATAAACCCGCAAGCATCGCCATTTAAATCGTTTTGCTGCGTTCTTATTTCCTTTTTGGGATGCAATGCAATTAATTCATTTGCACTTCGTGTATCGCCTTGTTTCAGGTATTTCAAATCGTTTAATTTTAAAGTATCGCTGAACCGAATTTTAATAACTGGATAAACGAAGTTATAATTAACCGCAGTCGTTTCTTTTTCAGTAAAAAAGATCTGGCCGCTTTCCGAAACAAAGTAGTTATTTTTTAAATCAAAATTTTCATTTAAATAATCGGTTTGCATTTCCGTAGTTTTCCCGTATTTACTTATTACTTCAATATGTTTGTAGTTGTGTATCTTGCAAATCTCACCTATTACGCAAACGGGATCCAGCGTGTAAGTAATTAACGTATCTATATTACTATTAATCATTTTTTTCGCTCCTTTCTTTTGGCTTCCAAACCCATTTTAACGTGATCACAGCACCGATAATGTATGCGAATGTTTCTTTGTCTATTTGTTTTAAAAAGAATAACCAGAAACCCGTAATAATTGCCATCGAACCGACACAATAATTCCAGTATTCAAAAATAACATTTAAAATAGTTTTTATTTTTCTCGGCTCAATCATTGCGAACTATTTTAAAAGGTGAATCGCCAGAAACAGAACGGCCCAATAAATCGAAATAACTTTCAAAAGTTTTTTTTTTGTTTCTGCATTCAAAAAATGCAATATCCGAAACCGTTTCATTGCCGTTTAAATCAATTTCCCGAATCGCTAAGTAATTAATGCCGCTATCGAAATTATTTGTTTGCAGTCTATAAATACTTTCGCTTGAATTATTCTCGATTTGTGGCTCGATGGTTTCTGCTATATTCCATTTAATTAAATCTTTTGAAATAATTAATTCAAATCGATCCGTGTTTGTATTCGAACAAGTTTTAAACTCCACGCTTAAAAGATCATCGCCCATTACCGCAGAAAGCCCGCAGAAATCGACAGCAAGTGGCGAAATGATTAAGGCATACGGGCAAAAGTTATCGATTAATTCAGACGAAATATCGTAACAAATTACAACGCTATCAATTCCAGCATTAATTAAATTTCCATAGCCGATAAAAATACAATCGGAATTATATTGCCGGATCTCATTAACAGCCAAAGGGCTGCCGAAAGGGCTGGAATAACTAAATCGTGCCTGTTGCGTTGCTAAAATTTGTTTTATCTTAACGCAAATAGTTGTATCGGTAATATTTGCCGAAATACATTGCCCCGTGTTATTTAATGAATTAAAAGACGGGAAACCCCAAAAGGATTTTACGGCCCTTGCTGAATCGCACTGGGCGTTTCCTGAATTTATAAAAGTTAATAAGGCGAATAAAGTTATTAGGTTTTTCATATACCCGTTTACGAGTTAATCGCATTCGGGTTTATTACTTTTTATGTTTTTAATTACATAAAGTAAAAATCGCTTTCCAGCTTTCTTCGTTTAATTAATCCTTTTGATTTTTTGCCTCCGGAATTGATCCATTTTCCGAACTCAATTGCAATCGCTTTATCGTTTGGATTTATTTTAACTTTTTTAAATAAAGTCGAATTTGCGAATGCCGTAACTCCAATATTGAAAGTTAACGAAACAAGCGCATCGTACTGGTTTTGATTTAAAGAAACATTATAAAACAATCCAGAAATAATATTTTCGAAACTTTGCAAAGTAATTTTAAAAAGATCTTCCGCTTCTTGAATGTTTTTTAATTTGTCGCCCATTTTAACCGCAGTTTTATCTGGATAAAATGTCGAACCGTACCCGATTGTTGGAACCCCTGACGTACACAAATACGCATTTAATTTAAGGCCCTCGAAACTTTTAATTAAGTCGGTTCCCTTTTGACTAATTTTCATTTAAGTAAAAGTTTAATTCGTTAAAATTTGCAAATTGATTTCCGTTAAAAGTAAATTCGTTTAATTGAATTAAATACGTTCCCGAAATCGTGTTAATATGCACCGAAATTTCATCGACGTTATCGACATCAATTAATTCAGAAATAATTAATTCATCGGAATAAATCCGAATAGTTTTGTTTTCTATTTCAATATTTTTCATAAACGTTCAATTAAAAACATTGAGCCGTAATTAACATCGGTTGCGCTATTACTTTGAATCGCAAAAATAAAATATCGGTCTAACTGCCAGTCTATTACTGCATTTGTTAATGAATTATATAAACCAAAATCGGAAGCGACTGCAGCGCCCGCAGATAGAAACATTTCAGTATTATTCGAATTACTTTTAATCACTAAATGCCGTTGGACTTGATTTGTTAAAAAGGAAATCGCACCGGCATTCGTATAGGTCGCAATTAAAACAGGGCTGCCGCTTAAACTTGCTGCGGAATTAACGTAAATTCTTAACGTTTGTGTTCCGTTTCCTCCCGTTTTTTTTGTTCTATAAAGCAACCTAATTATATCGCCAGAAGCGAATTTATTTGCTGGAATTAATTGCGTATAAACCGCCGTGTTAGTTAGCCCTGAATAACCAGCCGTATCAACGGTATTTTTATAATTTAACGCCTTATTGTTAAAAACATTAAAATCGGTCGAACTTAAGTAACCACTTTGCGAATACGTTGCTGCCGAAATTGACAAAGTTAAGTTTCCACTTAAGGCCCCGCCACCGCTTAAAGGTGCCGTAGTTGAAACCGTTCTGGAATCTGGTACCGGAGTGAAACCCAAAGCCGTTGCAATCGGTTTATTTTTCCAAAGTTGCGTAGAATTTTCATAGGTTAAAACATCGTTATCCGCAACCGAAGTAATTAAAACGTTATGAAGTTCCTGTAATTCGTAGCCGTTTTGGATCTTAAAAACTATTCGCCCCTGATTTGGATGAGAACGGGCGCAATAGCCGATAAAAACGGCGTGGTTCGGTTGAACTGGCATCGTTGCAGTTATTCCCCCAGCAACCGTCGAAGATAGCCATAAAGCGTCCCCAGCGGTAAATGCCGATGTATCTAAATCGTGCGCACTTCCAGAAACCCCAACAAAACCGTCCGAATTGTTTGAAATATTTGCAGTAACCCAGCCGATTGTTTTTGAACTTGTCGATTCCGCATCCGCTTTTGATAGCACTGCATTTGGCCTATTGCCAGTTGCGCCAGATAAATAAACAATTTGGCCCTTTGTCAATGTGGCCCCTGTTGAATTTCGAACAATTATTTGTACCGTTTCAGCTTTGTCGACATTTCCATCGTTATCGGTATCGTAAACCGATTTAAACATATCGCCACCGCCCGTTGTTTGTAAGGCCCAGACTGCGTTGTCTAATGTATTATCGCTGCAAATATAAATATTTCCGTTGTCTAAAATCCATCGTGATCCAATAACAAAACCTTTTGTAATATCATCGAATTCATTTGGAATGGATCCAAAAGTATAACGAACCTCCCGAATCGTAAAGCCGTCTTGCTGCATTACATAAAGCCGCCCCGCTTCCCACTTCAATTCGTAATCAATTGAGCATATTTGCGCAACGCCCTTTGCCCCGCCTAAGCCCGAATCCGTAGTTCCTTTCTTAAACTTTGCGCCATTATCAAATAATAAACCCGCATTCGTAAAAGAAATATCGTTATCCGTTGTATTTCCAGCTTCCGTTACTTGCTGCAGCGTTGGAATAGTTCCGGTGCCGCCACCAAAATCGCCAATTAAATTATTTAATTCGCTCAGGAATTCAGAACCAGTTCGAGGCTCAATTGATGTTCCGCCATTAATTAACTCAACCTCGTTATAATTAATCTCAATTCGAGTTCGATTTGCAAAAACTATTTGCACAATATCGCCCAAATTAAAAAGCGATAAATTATCTTTTAAAACATCGTAATTATTAATTAAATCATTTCTTAAATCGGCTATTTGAATTCTACCGCCAGCATTCGTTATCGTAACGTCCATTTAAAAGATATTTCGATTGAATATACTTCTATTGCCACGAACAGCGCCCAAATAAGCCGTTCCAGTTTTGTTTATTCTACCGCGAAAATTACACGATGTTTTCCATTCAGGATATAATTCCGAATTATCGTTTAAAAAAGAAATTAATCTTTTCGCATATTCCTGTGCCGAGCCCCTTGCCGCCTGAATAGTACGCTGCAAAGTTGGTTCCGGAACTAAATCGCTAAAATCCGTTTTCTTTGAAACAACCCCGTAAGCCGTAACCGTTGTTTGGTTCTGCGAAAGTAATCTGGCGTACGCAGAGTAACAAAGGAATCCAGCGTATTGATCTTTTAATTCAGGATAAAAATAAGTCGCTGGAAATGTTGGCGGCGTTACTTCCGTAAAAAGTTTTAGAAATAAATCTTTTCCCAAAAGCTCGTATAAATCGAGTTCTTGAGCTTCGATAATGTATGGATCCAAACGGGCCTCGGGCACATTATCTGAAATAGCGCGAAACATTTGGATATCGGAAACCGAAATTAATTTAATTGATTGCGTCATTTGTTTAAAGGATTAAGCATTGAATCAATTTGAGCCGTTGTTAAAAAAGGAAACGAGGCCCCTATAATTGCTCGACCAGTGCCAGACGGATAAACTCCGGCCGTTATGTTTGCAATGATCTCATTTAACGATGCGATTTGAGCTCCATTTAATGCCGTAGCTGCGACGTTTATGTTTTCCTCAACAGCTGGAGCCGCAGAAACATTTACATCGGGCAAAGCGCTTGTTTGAACACTTGCCGCAGAGTTTAATTCCAAAGGTAAAATCGAAACAGGCTTCCCGATTAATCTCGAGAATTGTTCTTCGAAAACAATTCGATCAGGTTCCGTTTCACTATTGTAAATAATATAGGCCTCAATTAATTCGGAACTTGTTGCCAAACTTCCCGGCTGCAGAACTCCGGCCAAAATATTCGGAATCGCGAAACATTTTACTATCGCTTGCTCAACTGACTTCTCGTGGTATTCAAATCGATTATCGACTCCCGAACCAGCATTAAAAGGCGTAAAAGTTGGCGCTTGCTGGCCCGCTTCGACTTCAACGTACATTATATTTCCAGCCCCGTCGGCCCCTTGAAATTCAGTTAATACACGTTGTTTTTCAAATCGAATGTTTTCCGATTCACTAACGCCGTAATCGATATACATTCCCGAGCTTGTAAATGAAGTTCGAATGTTTTTGTTTTTATAAAGTTTCGCTTGGTAATCTGTTTCGATATCTTCAGCAACAGGATCAGCGAGCCCAACGGGATAAGCATTAAAACCAGCTTGCGAATACCAAAGAACTTGCCCCGGATATTTAGAAACTTTTTCCGCGTAACTTATCCCCTCAAGTTCGTTAATTTCTTCGATTACTTTTGTGGGATTAAATCGATTTAAATAAACAATATCCGCGCGATTAAACTTGCTTGTTTGACTCGATCCGTCCCAATTGTTATAATATGCAATTTGCCCATTTAAAGCGAGCCTCGTGTCCTGAAACGGCATATAATTTCGCTCTGTAATTTGGCCCAAACCGTTATATTTTACATGGATTGCAAAACCATATAACGCAGCGTAATCATTTGCGCATAAATTCAAAAGTTTATCCATCGTAACCCCGTTTCTATTTGTAACGGATTTATAAATTAATGGATCAGAAAAACCACGCCCAACGATAAACCTTTTAAATCGATTTACGCACCTTGTTGCAACCCCAGAACAGGCAATTAAATCGACCATTCTTTGAGGATACGCATTATCGGAATCCCAGCCGAGAATTTTTTCCTGTTTTAACGAAGTTATAATTAATCTTTTATTACTTCTCGGTATTGTTATTCGGCTGCCGTGTTCCATTTCAAAATAAATGTTTTAATTAAATTGTTTTTTTTGGTAATCTACCGCCTCTTTTTTTTGTGATCTTCGAAAGTTTTGGAGCTACAAATTTAGCGGGATCAATTAACGAATCTTCATTAATTGCATCTGGCAAAGTTTCCGAAACAATTTCTTTTTTTGCTGGTTTTTCAATCAATTGAAAGAACTTCGAGAACTGCGGATTTAATTTTAAAATCGCATCAATTTTTTCGTCAGTAGCGTTCTCAATTGTAATCGTATCAGGGCTTCCAAACATTCTAAACGATGTCGTAAGCATTTTATATTTTTTTAAAATTGCCATTTTTTTTATATTAAATTGTTTTAACTCTACAGGCAAATTTAATGAATTATCCCAGCCCTCGCCAGATGTCGAAATTTTCTTCAATTCAAAGAAAGCATCCACCGCACATTGAAAGCATCGTGATCCTCGTGGTTCACGCCCTGTAACGGCCGTATAAATTACAAAAACCCTTTGCATCGCATTCGGATTTCTCGAATGTAGCAAAGGGCCTTTTAATTCGTCCAGCTCCGTTTTTAGCTGGTTTAAAATCATACGTTAAACAAACTTTCCAAAAATGCTTTTGTAGTCGCGTAATCCGTATCGAATAATGTTGCCGGTAAATACGGCTCCTTAATTTGCTCCGAAGAACTTAAAGTAATCGTATACGCACCTTGAGTTTCTGCATCGTTTACAATACGCTCCATGACGTTAATTGTAAGTCCTGAACGCAATCCATAGATCTCGAAAGGAACCTCGCCAGTCGATCCTTTATAATTGTTTTCTACAATCGCAACCATTTTTGTATTCGTCATAAATTCCAACTGCTGTTTTATCACGCTTGCATTATCGAATACTCTAAAAATACATTCGTGATTAAAAGTGTTTGAATATCTCGCTTTTACCAAAGAACTTTTTGGATCAATCGAATTATTTTTACCCTCAATACGATATAACGCAGCTCCAGCCACAAGGGTAAAACTTTCAATTAAATTTGGATTTAATAAATCCTCCGTAATCGTTGCAATATCAGCGAAATTCACCAAGTACAACATATCTTTTACGCCAGCCGAAATCGGCTTCGTACAATCTAAAAAAACATCGGCATTAATACCGGGACAACTTACGCTTGGCATAGTTTTTTATTTTATTTAATTAGTGAAAAATGCGGGGAAAAATAAATTTCCCCGCGAATTAATTAATACGCAACTTGAATTAAATAATCTTGCATCAATTTAGCATCTACACGATACTTTCCTTTGAAATTATTTAGTTCGGTATCTTCCGAATAATAAACTTTGAAAGTTTCAGCATCCGCAAGTTTATCGCTTCCGACTGCCAAGTTCATTTTGGTTGTAAGTAGCGCGCGGTGTGGCAAATCGTAAGTAGTTCCGTTATCAAAATCCGATTGAATCGTGCGATCCCAGAAATCCATTCCGTAAATAGTTACATTCCTGTAACGCAATGTAGAATAGCCGTTTTCAATGCGAATAAACGACGCATCGTTTCCTTGACTTTCAAGGTATGCAGCGTAATTTTCTAATAACGTAGTGGTGCAAATAATAATTTTATCTGGCGCACTTTTTAATCTGGAATCCGCTTTTTCTAGTAACTGCTGAAAAGTTCTAAATGCTTTTGACGCATTCAAAACTAATTGATTTGCTTTTGTTGCCGCAGCGTTTTCGGTAATTGGAACTAATCGTTCAGGACTTGCCGCAACAACCGCAAAAATTTGTTTCCAAATTCCATCGATAATATTGTAATCGGTCAAAGAAACCCCGTTCTTAATTACACCGCCACCCGAAACATTATCCGCATCTTTATCATTAAACCAAATGATACGAAGTAAATCTTCTTGAGCCGCTGCCGTCATACGCTCAACAACAAACGAAGCGATTGTAGTTCCCGTTACGTCCGAACGATCCATTCCTAACTTTTGAGCATAAACCCAAAAAGAATTTAAAAGATCTTCCGCACATAACTGCAGCCAGATTTTTAAATTTTCAGGCTCCCAAAACTTTTCCGTCATTGGGATATTATTACTCGAAACTCCAGAACCGCAGCCCGCATCTTTCTTTGTAATTTTCGACAAAGTTCCTAAAAACGGAATTTGTTTTTTAGTTACTATTCCGTCATAAACCGTCATTAAATCAGCGACCGCTGGATTTTCGAAAATACTTTCGATAACTGCCTCGCCGATATCTTTTGCCTCTTGACCGTTAAAGGTCAAATCCGATGGATTTAAAATCATTATTTTATTTATTAAAAGTTAATTAAAATTTGAATTATTTGCTTGCGCGCTGGTTTGGTTTGATCTGCGACTTATCGAATGAAGATACCGCTTTCGTTTTGCTTGCACCCTCCGCACGACCCGGTCCTGTTTGCACCGTTCTTTGTGCTTTTGCACTTGGAGTAAAATCGCCAGTAATCGAAGATAAATTTGCGATGATAGGTTGAACTTCCGCAAGTGCCGTTTCAAGTTCTGTAATTCTCGCTTGTAATTCTTGCACCGATTGAGCCGCTACGGGATTGATCTCCGTAATTAAACCTCCAACGGTAACGATTACCATTCCAGTATCGAGCGTATGCGTTCCATCGGGCGCATACTCGCCTGTTTCTGTCAAATAAACTTCGTCCCCGATTGCTGGTTCCGTTGCTTCAGTTGAAATAAAAATCGCAGTACCGTCCTCAAGTACCGCATCGAGATTTTTTACAGCCTCGCCAGAAAGTGCTTTCAACGCTCTTTTTGCTATCGCTTTAAAGTTTTGTAAATTAAAATTTGGCTTGTTCATTTTTGGATTAATTAAATTATTATTTAAATTGTTTTCTTTATAAAGTGCAACCGCTTTCATCGTGTCTATTACTTCCGTTGCGAAGCCCATTTTCACGGCCTCACTCGCTGAATAATAACTTTCGACTTTCATCCAGTTTAAAATTTCAGCGATTTCAATTCCTATTTTTTTGGAATAAAATTTCGCCAGCATTTTTTCTTCCTCTTTTAGCATTGACGCATATTTCTGCATCGAGGCTGCATCGCCCTCATTTGCGCCCCACGGGTTATGGATCATAAATTCGCTATTGCTCGTGATCTTCCTAACTGGAGCCGCTAAAAATATAACCGTTGCAATTGATTTGCATTCGCCCTCCGCAATTGTTTCCAGATTAAAACCTAATTGTTTGGCTTGCGAAACTAAGTAATCGTAAATCGCATATCCTTCGGAAACAAAACCGCCCGGCGAATGAATGTGAGCCGTTACCGTTTCCCCTGAATGTACCTCGCCAAGCTGCTCAATAACATTTTTTAAAAAAACGTCTTGGCCGATAACTCCGTACAAATAAATGTGATGATTCATTTCGTAAAAGTATTTTAATAGTTAAATTGAAAGTTTATCATTAAAGTCGTAAATCATTTTTCATCGATCCATTTAATCGCCCGATAAATTGTTTGGATCCCGCAGTTATATTTATTCGCCGCATTATAGATTGCATCCATTCTCGTTTGTCCTATCTTTTGAAAGGTATCGACATCGAAATAAATGTTTCGATATTTAATTGCAAAAGGTTCTATTAATCCCGCCTTATAAAGGGAAATTATTTCGCCAGTTTCGCTTAATCTTTTAATTATTTCGAGCCGAGTTTCTTTCTTAAATTGTTCCATTTACACGAACCTCCGAATAATCGGATTGTTTTTTGTTTATATCGGTAACCTTAACGATAGGAGAAATGCCCGAGATTGCCGCAATAAGCCGATCAGTCGAATCATTTGCTGCCGTTGGTATATTTCCGCTCCCGAAGTTAATTACTCCCGTAGCGAATCGATTTCTTGTATTCAGGAATTCCAATAAGCCGGGATAATTACTTTGCGCAAATGCCGTTCCCCTTGCCGTAATTACCGATTCGCCCTTTGAAAGCCTTGCGGGGATGGAATCGCTAGTTTCCGTTCCCGGTCCATTTAGGCCCACAACACCGCCAGCAAAACCCGGAGCCGCTGGTGGTTTCTGGGATCTTATCGCTGCGATTTGTGCTGCCGTTGTGGCCCCTACTAAAATAGCCGCAATCGCTCCAGCAATCGGCCCAAGTTGAAAGGCCTGAATAATACCCTGTGCCGCACCGATTAACGCTTGCGTGATCTGGAACGCTTTCTGCGATTCGAATTCTTTTTTGGCAATTTCGTATCGATCCCTTGCAGCCTTTCGTTCAATTTCTTTTATTCTTTTTGCTTTGTCCTCCTCGTTTAAACTTGAATTATTTACCGCCTCGATTTCTAATTGTGCGTTTGCATCAATTGCGTTTTTTTGTGCTTCAAACCTCAACGAAACAATTTCCTGAACTTGCGCAAGTCCGCTGCTAATTGCGTCGATTGCTTTTTGAGCGTTTTCAATACCCTCGTCAGACAGGCCCAACGCCTCGCCAAATGTAGGTTCGTCAGGTTTTACCTCGCCCAGTCCTTTTCGAGCTGCAGCCAGTGCGTTTTTAATTGTTTCTATTCCTTGTAACTCGGCTTTTGTTTGTGCTCCCTCGGGACCTAAAAACGCCAATGTTAATGCGAGTTGATCTTCTAACGCCTTAATTTGTAAATCTAATTTTGCAGTTTGTTTTTCGGCTTCAGTTTGCAAACTTAAATCGACCGCATCCTGATCCAATTTTAACTGCGCATTATTTGCCGCAATTGCATTGTTAAATTCTTCCGCAGAAAAACCGTCTTTTATTTTTTGGATTTCCGCTTGTTTAATTCTTTCGATTTCAACTTCCGTTGCCCCTTGCTTTTTTAATGCAGCGGATCGCCCAGCAAATGAATTTTCGAAAACAGCCAAACGATTTGTTAACGAATCTTTTTCGATTGCTAGTAATTGAGCCTGAACGCCCAATTCATTGTCGACCCTCGTTTGTTCTAAATCGGCAGCGGCTTTTTTTGCATCTTCGTCAAACTTTTTTAATGCCGCTTCTTTTTGTTTTTCAATTGCCTCGCGAAGTTTAATTTCTTTATCGCCGTTGCCTTTTAAAACTGCCGCTTTATCTTCGAAAGTTTTTGCTAATTTTTCCCTTGCGCTTAAATTAAATTCATTCTCAAGCGATGCAAGATCTGAATTATATTTTTTTCTTGCTGCAATCGCATCCTCGCCAGCCTTTTTATTTGCTGCTTTTATTTCGTCATTTTTTGCCGTTTCAATTGCAATATCTTTCGCAGCCGTTTCAGTTTTTGAATCCAAAACTTTTCCCTGTAACGCTTGAATTTCACGACTTAAAGCGATTTGATCCTTTGCGCTGGCTTTTGCCGCTACCGCTAATTTTAATTGCGCTTCTAATTGCAATATTAATTTAGCTGTGGACTCCTCGAAACTTTTTGCTTTTGCTCTTTCTAGTTCTACCGTACTTTTTCCAGCCGCAGAAACTAATTTAATTTGTCTATCGTAAGTTGCGCCAATTATTGAATTATACCTATCGTAAGAATCTCTCGCAGAATCAATTGCAGCCGCTTGTTTTTTGTATTGTTCGGCTGCAGCGCTTGCCGCCCTTTCTTGCTCGGTAGTCAAACCTAAAAAGTCCGTAATAGAATTTTTAATGTCGTCAAAATAAACAATTAACGCAACTATTCCAGCAACCAACAAAGCGACTCCGGCCGTTGCAATCGCCCACGCAACCCCTGAAGCAACACCGAATGCCGTAGTAATTCCAGTTAATACCGTAGTTCCAAAAGTTAAAACAGCATTTCCCGCAATTAAACTTTTTTGCGAGATCATCGAGAAAGTATCTATAATCGCACCCTTTTCTTTAACGATATTTGCGATCTGTTGCCCTATTGCCAACGACTTTACACTTGCCGCCATTGCTTCAGTAACGTTTTTATTCTCACCGAATGCCAAAGTAACCAACTGCGATGCCGATGCTGCAGCTCCAGCCGTAGCGATTGTATCTTCAAAAGTTCTTTTCGCTGGGTTCTTTGGTTCCTTGTTACCGAACTCGTCGAGTTTGCCCTCTAACTGACCGATAGAAAGGCCCAAATTGTCCGCCTCATCCTTTGCCTCTTTAAACTGAATTGAATCGACGTTGGTCGTTTGTATTATTTTTTGAAGATCTGCAAGTTTCGCCCGCATACCCTCCAAAGTATTTCCGTAATTTCCTACGTTTTGATTTCCTACGTTGATCCCAGCATTAAAATCGAGAATTCCTTTCTTTGCGTTATCGACTTGCTTTTGTGCTTGGAAATAGGCCTCCGTAACTTGAAATGTCCCGTCTGCGTTTTGCTGCAAAGTTCCAGTTAAATTTTTTAACTCAATTTCTGCAAGTTGAAAGTTTCGTAAAAGTTGTTCGTAGGAATTTTCATTTGCGTTAACGGCCTGTGCTTGGATCAATAACTGCCGTTCATTGTTTGCAATTTCTTTCGTTAGGAATTTAATATCCGTTGCCCTTTTTACATAGGCTTCGGAAATATATTGTTCGTCGGCTAAAAGTTTTTTATTTTCCTCTTTTAATCCCGCAACCTGATTTTTTAATTCAGCCGTTTTTTTAATTACGTCCTCGGATTTAAATTGAATATCTAATATTAAAGTTTGCGTTTCGGCCATTTTTTTAAATGTTTTAATTAATTATCCTATTCTCAATAATTCAACGCTTGTCGACTCGCTTGAACTCGTAAAATCTTTTATTTCTTGAACGTAATAATAACCAGATGGATTTTCTAAATAAACCGGAATTGAAAAATCGAAGTCCTGAATATCGAACTCCGTTAATCGAAACGGCAGCTCAATTTTTAAAATGTTGTTTGCGATTCCATTAAATAAACTTTCATAAAATGTTTCGAATAAATATTGCCAGTCTAAATTAAAAGTTTGAAAACTTTGTTCTTCAAAACCTAAAAACGGAATATTTGTATTTTGTGTAACGTTTGCCTCGAAGAAACTTGAATAAATAACTTGAGTATTTTGATTAAATAAAAATGCGATTCTGGGCGCCTTATTAAATTTCATCATTGTTTTATATTCAACGTTTGAACTTAAAACAATTTCCGGATTATAATTATTTAAAAATATAGTATTAAATGTTTTATTTAAAATCCTTGAAAGCCTTGAATAATTAAATTCCGATTTAACGTAATCGATTTCTTTTGGCAAACTTTGATTTAAAATATTAATTGAATATCCAAAAGTTGAATCGGGCAAATATTCAAAATTGTTTAATTGCCCGTAACCGTCAATTTTAAAAGTATATACAGGATCATTCGATAAATCGATTTTACTTTGCCAGTCTTTTGCAATTGTTTTATTTGCATTCAATTCATTAAACAGCATTAATCGAATTGTTTTATCGTACTCGTTCACAATTGGAATAATACCAAACAAGTTCGATATTTCTTTTATAAACTTTCCGCACGTCCAGTTCGGCAAACTTTCCTGTATATTATAAAGCCGATTGTAATGCGAAACAGGGGCGTTAGTAATTTGATCAATGTTTAAACTCAAACTATTAACTTGAAAAATTGCGGGAGTTAAATACGTATAATTAAAAGAATATTGAACGTAAACATAAATCTGGTTATTTTCAGACGCTACATTGCTCGGATTTAAAGTTCTTTCAACGAAAGAATCTACAACTACGTTCAAGTCTAAACGCCCAGTAAAATTGCCGTCAACGTCTAGTAAATTATACTGCGTTTGCCCGAGTACCGTCGTTACACCGTCTAAAATTTGTAATGCCTTAATCCTTATCATTACCTCGTTATAAGTGTACGGAGGCACGGTGTTAATTATATCGAAATTATAATCTAACGAAACTGCATAATTGCCCGGAATTTGAAAGTAATAAATATACCCGACTGGATCAACGTTCCATTTGTCAACAAAAGCCCCGCCGTTTAAATTTTGAACACTATTAAAACCTTGATAAATTGCCGCATTTAATTGCAACGGCAAATTTTGTGTCGTATTTCTAACAAATTTACATTGCAGCTCCTCGATGTTTCTTTCACCTACTTTGCAGTCGATTACTGGCATTAATAAACTTTCGAAATAACTTGCATTGAATATCGAACCAGTAAAAGTATAGCCGAAAGTTTCCCCTATTTTATTAAATAAATATTTTACAAAAACCGATGGTACTATTCCAAAACAATTTAACGAACTTTCAAATTGAGATTGATAGCCTGAATCGTGGATTGCGTAGATATATCCATCGTTGTAAGTGTTTCCGATGGTATTAATCATTTCGGCTTTCGACCATAAATGATCGAACGCACTCATATCCAATTCACGCAAAAATGTTTTTTTAATTAAATCGAAAAATACTGCATTATCGGAATTAATTAATAGCTCAATTCTATCGCTCAAACTTTCAAAACTAAATTGAGCCGCATTCATTATCTCGATTCCATTTGCCAGAACCGAGCCGTTTTGTTTAATGTATTTCTTTGTCGAATCGTCACTCCCTTGCACCATTCCAATCGCAGCCAAATTATTTGCCGTTGTTGGCAAATTAAGCTTATTTGTAAAACTTGACTGCCGTTCCAAAGTTCCAATATTCGCAACTCGCTTAGTCGTGGAAATAACCGTTCCCGCATCCAAGTCCAAAGCCGTATCGCCTATTTTAATATTTTGATTCATTACGCGAACTGGTTAAAATATTTCGGTTTTACAAAAGTTAATTCGACATTAAAATAATCCTCCTTTGTTGAACGAATGTTGAATGTTCCCGGCTCAACACGAACCCCGATCCATTTCGAAAGATCTTCATTATACCAATAAATTTTCGGGCTTGTTGGTAAAACTTTTAAACCCTCCGCTTCATTCTTTGTTAGCGTATTGCTTCCGACCTGAACGGCTGGCGAAACATTTTTCAAAGTAACATTTTCGAAATCTGAAATTGTGGAAATCTCATCGAAATAACTTTCATAGTTGTTTCCGTTCTCAACTTTAAAGCCCTCGTAGATCTTACCCTCGAATAACCAGTAATCCCAGCCGCCTAATGTATTCAACCACCGAACATAAAAAGTATTACACGATTGCTCAATTGAACGCTTTACATTCAATGTAATCGGTGCAAACGCATCTATAAATAACCCACCGCTTCCACGCCCGAAACGAATTTCTATTTTCTTTGATATTTGAACAAAATTTAAAATTAATGGATCGCTTAAAATTAGCGCAATGTTTAACTTAGCCAAACCACCAAAAGGAGCCGTGACAAAGGGCTGCGTTAAATGCGTTGCCTGTGAACCATCGGGCGCAGTAAATTTTATTCTTACAAAATAGTTAGCGTAGTTTATCATTTGCTCGGTTCCTAAAAAAGAAAGAGTAAAAGGAAATCCGTAAAAATAAACAGGGTTTTCGAATTGTGTAATCCATTGCGGCATTAATTCAGGATAAACTAAAGTTCCTTCGGTATTGCCGTAGTATCTATCGTAATAGCCGTTATTCGGATCACCGATTTGAAATGCACCCGCAATACAAGTTTTAATATCGCCACCCGCTGGAAAACTATTCGAGCTTCCGATCCATTTTTCCAGTATTGAAAAATAAAAACCGATTGAAAGATTTGTTTCATCGATAAAAATATCATTTTCCGAAGCTGGTTCGCTATAATTTAAATTCAAAAATGTTTTAAGAGCTCCAGATATTTCCGCACGTATTTTTCCGTACTTATCCGGAGTAAATCGTAGATCTCGATAAACTGAATTTGTTCTATTTTCTGTAATTCGCAAAACAATATAAAAGTTTTTCCTTGATTCCAGATTAAAAACAATTGATGGGGTCGGTAGTCCCGGAATTTCTGCAAGGTCCAAACGCACAATTGTTCCCGATATGCTTTGAATTCTAATCCTAACAAACGTCGGTCCGTCATTAAAATATATTATTTGAATAAATGTATTAACTACAAATTCGCCAACGTCATCGCCAGCATCAAAACAATAAAAGTCAAGTCCGAAAGGAATAAATAAATTAAAACTAAAATCGTTCCTTTCGATTAAAATTACAACGGGATTATAAGCCGCAACAACCGTAACATCCATTTCAACATTACCACCAACATCGGGCGGCAAAACAATTGATTTCGTGAACGATGGCGGATATAAAATAAATAACATTGTATCAATCGTTACATCGTTTCCCGTTATATTAATTATTTCAGTTTCGATATAATTATTGACTGCATATAAAACAAATATTTTATCGCCTACATTTAAGGAACCAGCATCGTCGGAATAAAATTGAAAGTATGCGGGTGCAAATGTCGATTGAACAAAACCAGCCGGAACTCGAATTCCTTGCTGTTGTAATTTCGATTTAATATTTTGACTAATTACCGTTGGCATATATTTCTGTTTTTGCGCTTTGTACGAAATCCAAAATTAATCTTTTACTTAATGCCTGAATTCTCCCGTCATTGATAACTGAATTAATTATACCGGTGGGCTTTTTCATTTTACGATAGTTCTGGTTTGTTCTATGCAGTAAATCGCCCTCTCGATGGATCTTCCTCGCAATTAAAAACGCTAAAGTTTCTTTTGAAATTTTATCTCGTGGGATTATTCCTTTTAAATTGATCCATTCTAAAATAATACCTTTTAAACTTCCGTTACCGCCCCCGCTTGTTTTCTTTCTGCCGTACTCAAGTCCATAAATAAAAGGTCGTCCATAAAGTTTATATGAATCTAAACTAATATCCGATTTTAAACTTGCTTTTGTTTTACCACTGGTCGTCGTCCCCGCTGCATCCAATGAAGCACGCAGATCATTAATTAACTTTTTATCGAATTCCTCGAGAGTTTTTTTATCCAGCGATAAGCTCATTTCAATCTAATAAAATCGTTAAACAATTCTCATAAACATATTGCATTGAATCGGGATTAATTACCGTTATTGACCGTGTTCCAATTAAAGCCGTACCGCTTACCGTTATGTTTATTTGAATTTCAGTATCGGAAACAAAATCGGTAGAATTAATCGTAATTAAAGTTCCGTTTATTTCAATCGTTGCCCCGTCAATAAAATCACTTCCGAAAATTGAAATTGTTTTAGTTTGGAACTGATAAATTGAATTATCGACAATTGAATTAATAACAGGATTCGAGAAGTAAAACGGGGCCTGTGGACAAATTGCATCTTCGTGTTTTAATTTTACTTGAAACTGCAGAACAACGCCCGTCAGGTTTTGATCCAAGAAATTAAAAACATCGTTCAAAGAAACCTCGCCAACCTCAACGACATCGGGATGCGCAATTAAATTAGTAATAAATTGATAAGCAATTAATCGCCTCGTTTCAATAATTTCATTGTGCTGTTCTTGAGTAAACTCGGGCTGCGACTTATCACAAAACAAAATAACGGGCGAATATTGTTCGTTAATTTGTGCAAACTTTGAGGCCCGCATAAATTTAAAATCGATCGGTTGATCCATAAATACGCAAGGCAAATTAACGTTATCCGCTTGAACGTTCTGCAACCACTTCGGCCCCGAGTAAAACAATCCAGCGCCCATTATCGGGTTCGAACAACTTTTTAAAATTTCAACTATTCTCATTTATTTATTTTTTATGTTTTCGTTCCTGTTCTTGCATTATTAATCTTTCATATCGCTGATTGAATTTCCTGAGTTCTGAACGCATTTTAAAAGTTAAATTAACCTCATACATCGTTAAGTCAAGAACAGCGCTAAAAACTAACGGATTGCCCTCTGAAAGCGAATAAACCGTGCCGAATTTACCAAACTTTTCCAGCTCTTTAATTCCAGCGCGGGTTTCGAGTTCGGAATAACTTTCATCGCTTCCCTTTGCTTTTGTACTGAAAGCTGCAATTTGTTCAAAAA